CTTAATTCTAAATATATAACTACGCAGGTATACACCCCAGTAGTAGCAGATATACTGTCTTTTCTTTCTATGATTACTACTTCAGGAGTAAGAGACCTGTTAAGTAGGCTCTCTAGTGCTGCAGATTCATCATCAGAATCTTGAGATCCCAGTTCAAATCTTTCGATCCTATAACGGTAATCGGCTGGGTTCATTCCTGAACCCGAGCCAGCCGACATTAGCATACTAGGAGAAGACTCTCCATTCTTAGATGCAGTAAATGGGTCATGCATTACTTATTCTCCTTAGCTTTCTCTGCAGCCGCGTTGGCAGCTGCAGTACCTGCAGGGGCAGATCCACCTTCTTCGGTAGACTCATATCCCTGCGTATGATCTTCACCCATATACTCGGCCATAACTTGAAGAACATGTCGGTATTTACCTTCGTTCTCTTTCTGTATTTCCATAAGCATCTGAGTACGTTTACGTTCATCAGGCTCTTCAAGTAGCTTACGAGCAGTATCGATAACTTCATTTCTGTATTCATCAAATCCGTCATCATCCTCGCTATCAGAAAGTTCATCTCTGTTAGCCATGAATTCAGCTCTACTAACCTTAGCTTTAAGCTTAACGGCAGTCTCGGCTTTCTTAATTTCCGCTTGTACGATACGTTCAGATTCTTTATCTGGGTCGATGCCGAATGCCTCAAGTAGAGTATCATCAGATATGATTCCCGATTGCTGCATTTGGAAGTAGATCTGTTTCATGTTCTCGTTATCGGTAAGTTCAAACGGAACGAAATCTATCTCAACCTCTTCAATACCTAAATACGCAGTAATCTGATTCATTATCCATCTCAAGAATCTCTTCAGTTTACGTACATATTGGTTCATATTATTCTCTAGTAAGCGAAGGCCTACTGCAGAGCTTGTCCAGTTAGTAGTACCCGATAATAGCTCGCGGCTAACACCCATAGACATCAACAGCTGTTCTTCAGCTAACTGAAGTTCTTGAGTAACTAACAGAGACTTACCTTGACCACCCATATTAGCAACACCAATAGGCATTGGAGATATTAGTACATGGTTAGGATCCTGTTTGAATCTCTTAAGTTGATTCTTTACTTGCCCTGTAAAGTTACCCATAGACATCATGCTTAATGGATCGCCTGACCCAGTCCCCTGCTGAGGGAATAGCATACGTAATGGATTAAGGTGCTCTAATGCAATAGCCTCATTAGCTTTCTTAAGGCACTGCATATAGAATACTGTTGAGTAATGAGAAAGTAAAGGTGGTACGCCGAAGCCTTCTACGAAATCACCCATAGACAAACTCTTCATATGATAGATGGTACCTGGAGAGAACTTGAAGTCCTTCTGTAGTCTGACAGCTTCTACCATTTCCCAAGGCACAGTACATAAGAAATGAGGGTCACCCATTAGAATCTTACGTCTAACATCAGCCGGTATCTTGTAATAATACTCAGCATCACCGGTTAACGGGTTGTTATTAATTGAAATATTATCAGGCTTCCACTTGATAATATTGATTCTCTCTATATCTTTACTCTTGATATCTTTACGTTGGAATGTAACTTTATTAGAGCAAGCCGGACATTCGCCTTGGAACTGCCAGTTCTTCCATACTGCAAATCGAGATTCAAGTCCTTTCCTACTAGAATAGCTAGCCTTACAGTGAGGACACTCTAGGAATCTATCAATAGGGAAATACATAGAGTTAAAGCTATTACCACATGAATGATAGTCGAATCCACTATCTGACATCTTCTCGATTAATTTAATACTTTCAATTATATCTTCATACTTTTCTTTAAGTGACTCCTTGGGAGTCGAAATAGAAACTTCAGTAATAGGATACGTAGCTAGCTTACGAAGAACCTCTGTAGTAGTAGGGTTCTGAATTAGGATAAATCTAGTCCACTTCAGAATATCTGAGAAACTACGTGGTAGAAATTGATTCGCTACTGTATACGCTGGATTACTGTATGTTCCAAGTTCATACCTTC